AAACTCTGAGGTGATTATGAATGGCAACAAATACAGTAACAGGAGTCTTAGTCTGTAGCAACGGAACAAACATTCCACTCAAAGGCGAGTTAGCAGAGGGTACAGAAACCGATCTCTCGACTGATACCGCATACACCGTCGCCGCCCAGAACGTCGGTGATTACGCGGCAGGGTCGACAGTAACTTCAGGTCTAGTGACTTCAGATAACGGAATCGCGTATGCCTACATTTTGCGCCAGGGTCTCGTAGCTGCAATCGTACCTGTCGGAATAAAGGGCGTTACAGCGTTTACCCCTGCTCTCTGCGCCCCATTTACACTAATGGCTGGTGACAAAGTCAGGTGCATGAATAATAGCGCCGCGGATAGGGAAGGCGCACTCTGTGTCTACACGAACCGAGGAGTCTCCAGAATCTTTGTTGTGACCCCTACAGGTGGAGCAACTAACGAGCTAGTCGATCTTCAAACTTCGAACAGCATCGGCGACACTCTCCAGGGCCAAATAATCTCCAGGGCATTCTTCACGAGTGTAGACGGTGCTAAGATCGAAACCCAGGGCGCGTTCGTTGTAGACGCACTAGGAAACGTCGTTGGATCTGTATCTGCTTCTGATCCTACAAAGTATCAAGCATTGTTCAGCTCTTGTTCAATTCCTGTGAATCTAAACTTCAAGGCTCAATACTTGACTAACGCCTGAAGGTGATCTAGGGTGAAGAAGTCCACAGAACGGAAGCGCATCAAGCGCATGAGCGGGGATGCTCGAAGGCTCTTCCTACATGGCCTGATTTCTGCAGCTAGTCTAGACAAGATGAAGACGGCCCTCAAATCGGCCGATAAGAAACTATGATGGTGTGAGAATGCCAATCACAGACTTCCTGGACAATGTCCCTCCTAATCCAGAGGGCTACAAACCATACAGGCCACCACCTCCTTCTGCTGCATATCAACCGCCGGTTGTCTCCCCTCCTTCAGGAAATGGCCCACTCGATCAGCCAGCAGGGCAATTCTCACAAATACCGGACAATATCTTCGGTTGGTTTATGCTAATGTTGGGGCTCTAATCATGCCATTACCAAACGCAGAAAAGAAATCCCCCAGGGTGTACAAGATCCTGAAGATCAAAACCCTAGACTCTGAAGCTCCTAATTCACTAACTCAAGCTACGATCGCTTCGGTTGGTAATCCTTTGAGCATAGAACAACTCAACGAGGACGAGCTAAGACGGCTTGTCCTGGTTAATCTCGCGCGCCTAACAGTGAAACAAGAATGGGATGGGTTACTAGGATGAGTCTTCCAGATGCTACACGATCCGATCGTGTCTATCCATTACTGCAGAACTTGGATCTCGAGAACCTGGCATTCGCTACGGTCCAGGGCGTAGGCAATACCCTGGCGATCGAGGAAATGAATGAGGACGAGCTAAGACGGCTTGTCCTGGTTAACCTGGCACGCCTAACGGTATCTGGTGAATGGAACGGTCTACTGACTGCAGGTGGCGGCGGGGGTATGGCTGATGTACTGCCAACAATCACCACAACGAACGCGGATCAATACGAGGTATCGTCTTCCCCGCCCTGGAATGGAGCAGTGATTTCCAACAACTCCGTATCTGGAATAAAGAAACCGCATGCCTTTCCTTTCATAGCTCCCGCAACGGGCGATCTGACCGCTATTGGAGTTCAAGTCACCTCTGCTGAAGCCGGCGACAGTATCTATGTGGCAATCTATTCACAAGACGCTAATCAACACCCATCTACCCTGCTTGGTTATGCGACAATATCGTTAGCTGTGACCGGGGAGATTTACCAAACCTCTCTTTCAGCAACAATCACACTCACCGCCGGTTCTCAGTATTGGTATTCAGTGAGTACTGACCAATCGTCGTCTGCCCAAATTCGCACCTTGCATCTTAATGATACGCCGACATTGGGAATCACTACCGCACTCACCACGAAAGCATATTCCATAGAGGACACAACCCGCACTAACTACGCCGTCCCGCCTTCAACATTTACTCCGGCCACAATAAATAGTGATGAGCCACGATACGTTATAGGACTGAAATTCTAAGGTGATGATATGGATAGAAACTATACTCGATATGATGGACCTGACATCATCGAACAAGGTCAGCACGAAATTACATGGAACCAAGTGCGACGAGAGCGAGATCAAGCTCTAGCAGCGACCGACTGGCGAGCCGTCAAGGATCGCACAATGTCTCAAGCCTGGAAGGACTACCGCACAGCTCTGCGTGATCTCCCCCAGGATCATGCGTCGGCTAACGATGCTGCTGACAACTGGCCGCAACCTCCTGAGTGATGGGAATGCCGAAAGTCAAACCCGATAATGTGATTCGCCATGAGATGGTTCTAGGGAGATCCGAGAGAGAGCTACTTGACACCTTGACAACTGCCTACACAGTGAATCGAGTTGTAACTCCGATCACTAGTCTACTCGGCAGCACAACAGGATTGTTGTTGGTAGCCAGTTTAGGCCTGGCATACCTGGAGCGATATTTACCAGACGATTGGTATCATCGTGATGAATCACAACTAGCTGATTGGTTCGAGACTGAAAACATCGCGCTAGGTACTGCCGGTTTTGGAATTGGCGGGATCATTGGCGCTCTACTAGGAGGGCCATTCGCCTGGGCTACTGGTCCAGCTGGCGCAGCCGCTGGAGGAATCTACGGATCGATAATACAAGAGGGCGCAGAAGAAGCTCAAGCTGCGGGAGTCCCGAAAGTACTCTCATATTCTGCATTTGGACAAATTGTAGCTAGCGCCAGGCTACTCAAGAAGACAATTGATGAGTTACAGAATCAATGAAAAAAAAGTACCCTCATAGAAGCCGCTCAAGGGCTTCCTTGAATGTCCCGAAGGTAATCCATCCTTTCTCCTTCGGTTGCTGTTAGATCGCAGCCATTGGAGGTTTTCTGGAGTCTAGGCATTTCACATACGCAAGACTCGACAGGATTGCCACAAATGAGGCAGATGTCGATGATATGGAGGTGAAAGTCCTCTGGCACTCCCTGGAACTGTGGGTCTTCATCCACCCACTCGATCTCTCGGATTGTTTCTTCTTGCATATCGTCCAGGACATCTTCGTAATCGATCCAGACTTTAGGATCGATAGAGAACCAATCGTCTTCAGTCATTCAACTCCCCTCCTAACACATCGAGCGCATCTCGAGCCCCCTTCGTAATCAGTTTGCCAGGTTAGCAACCGGGCGCAATTCCTACAATACCTACTCATCTTTCCTCACCCTAAATTCTTCTAGCTCTGATGCCCGCGTGAAGCCTTCCTGTTTCCTGGGCCTACCCATCGCTGCGTTGCGTCGCAGCGCTTCCTGCTGAAGCGCGTGCAGAGGCATGTAGGATGGTCGACACATTACGACCGCTTTGGCGTGCCTACCTCGTCGCCCAGGCTTCCTCCAGATCGTAGCTCTATTCCTACGGCCGCACTTGTGACAGATCTTGTCCAGGCTTTCCATACGATCCTCAACGTTGTACACCCAGTGGCGTTTGCACTTCCAACACCTCCAGATGCCCCGTTTCATGAATCAAGCGGACATCTCAGGGACTATAAGTACTCCCCACAATTCAAAGCGGCGCAGTCTGCTTCTAAGAGGTCCCCATTATTCCCGGAGGTATAGGTTGCGTTCCCTAAACAATCACTAATAACGGTGACAAGCATGGGTGGTGGCAGTGGGTGTGGTTAGGAGAGGATTAAGTCCCGTTGCGGGGTCGGTGTGGGTATGATGGAGAGCATCGTACTCGCGGGCGCGTGTGTGTTAGCGATTTATGCAGCTCTGGGGGCGTTTGCATGGTGGTTACGCAGAGAAATGGAAGAAATAGTGAACGAACTAGACCAAAACTTAGCTCTAGCGATCCAGAAAGTCGTTTCCGATCATCCCCTGGGCGATATTGAACCGCCAAACCCTATGCAGATGTTCCTGATGGAGATGATTCGAGATAATGTCGGGAAAAAAACACTAGTCACACCAAATAGAGACGACGCGGGTCTATTTACTCAAAGTGAAGGTTAAACTGAACGTCAACCTTGATAGACCAACAGACCCCCCAACGAAGATATGGCACGCCGCCGAAAGAAATCAAGACGCCGACGATCCTCTGGAATCAAGCTCCTGAACGTGGCG